AAGTTTTGAAGAGAACTTAGAAGAAGAAAAAATATCAAGATTATCATCATCTTCTACAGGAGAAACAGGAAAAGGAATGAGTCGCTCTATTGACTTATTGAAAAAATTGAACCATTATTTGGATAGATAAAAAAATAGAAAAAATGGAAGAAAAATATTTTATAGCAAAAGTTACTTACGATTTTCCTGAGGAAACTACTGGAAGAATTAAGAAAGTTCGTGAAGAAAAGTTGGTTAGAGGATTCTCTGTTACCGATGTCGAAGCGAAGGTTACTAAGAAATACGAGGCTTTCCAACATGATTGGAGAATCACCGCGGTTTCTGAAAGTAAAATTGATGAAGTGATTGAAAAGTAAAAAATGACCCCACTTTCGTGGGGTTTTTTATTTTTTTATATTCCGTTATTATAAAATAACGGATTTTTTTGTATTTGGCTATATTTATAGTGTAAATTATTCACACAAATAATATGGCAGACAACAAGTCTTTAGTAGAAGAAGCACTACTTCAAATGAAAAATTTGGAACAAGTAGTAGCCGAGAATGCAAAAGGAATACTTGCTTCAACAATGAAGGAAGAAATCTCTGAACTAGTAAAAGAGTCTCTAAAGGAGGCTGAAGAGGATGAAGTTGAGACAACTGAGATGGAAGAACAGGAAACTGAGGACATCTTAGGAATTGAAATGGATTCTGAAGAATCTGACGAAGATGAAATGGGTGATGAAGAAGAATCTGATGACGAAGAGTCTGAGGATGAAATCGAAATCGACATTGATTCTGAGGAAGAAGATGAATTACCTATGGACCTTACAGGTGCTTCGGACGAAGAAATCTTAAAAGTTTTCAAAGCGATGAGTGATGAAGACGGAATTATCGTAACTCAAGATGATGACCAAGTTCACATCGAAGACGAAGATGATGACGTTGAATACATTATCCAAATGGAAGGTGATGAAGAGGAAGACGTTATGGAGCAATGGGATGAGGAAGAAGACGTTATGGTCGACGACGAAATTTCAGACGAGGAATTGGATGCAATGATTGCAGACATTTTCAGTGAGACTGAAATGGGTGAAGGAGAAGACTATGACCATTACAGAGGTGCTGAAAAGGATGATGCGGCTCATATCCGTGATTTAGAAAAGGATATGGAGGATGATGCTGAACACACTGAAGAAATGGAAGAAGAAGATGAGGTAGTTTATGAAATCGAAATCGATGAAGAAGATGATGACATGGATGACATGGAAGAATCTGATGAGGTCAACGAAGACAAAATGACTATCAAACCAGTTATGGGTCACCTTAAGAAAGCTAAATTGACAACAAAGGCTGAAACTAAAGAATCAGCAATTGAACCTAAGGGTAGCGCTAAAGGTGTTGGTATGAACTTAAAACCTAAGAAGTATGAATTTTCTGAAGAAGAAATGGAAGAAGGTAAGGATTGGGGTTCTAACAAACACGAATACAAGCGTAAGTCTGTAGACGGTGTTAAGAAAAAGGCTGGCGAAGGTAAGGACGGTCACTATAAAGACTACGAAGGAAAATTCGGAGGTAATAAAGGTGATAAGTCTAAGACTCACCCTGGAAAGAAAGATTACGAAAAGTCTGAAGCTAAAGAAGCTGCAAGAACTTACGGAATGGGTTCTAAAGAGGGTCGTGGTTTGAGAAAGGGCATCACAAACAACCGTAATTATGTTTATGGTGATAATGGTGTTAAAGTTGAGTCTGTAAACCAAGAAGTTCAAAGATTGAGAGAAAAAAACGAAGAGTACAGAAAAGCTCTAAACGTGTTCAGAGAAAAACTTCAGGAAGTTGCAGTGTTCAATTCAAACTTGGCTTACGCTACAAGATTGTTCACAGAGCATACAACGACTAAGCAAGAGAAAATCAATATTCTTAGAAGATTCGATAATGTTGAAACTTTGAAAGAATCTAAAAATCTCTACAGTTCTATCAAGAACGAATTAAACAATTTGACTTCAGATGTTGTGTCTGAATCAGTAAGCAAGATTGAAAAATCACCAGCTTCAGGTTCAGCTCATAGTTTGATTGAGTCAAAGACTTATGAGAATCCTCAGTTCTTAAGAATGAAGGATATCATGGCAAAAATTGCAAAATAAAAATAAATAAAACCTAAAAAAATATATTAAAATGGGTGCATTATTAGAAAGTGGTCTTGTTGGTAACATCGGCTTGAAGCATTTGAAAGTTATCAAAGAAGACACAATCAACAAATGGGACAAACTTGGATTCCTTGAGGGATTAAGTGGTCACTTGAAAGAGAACGTTGCTCAGTTGTATGAAAACCAAGCTTCACACTTAATCAACGAAGCTTCTTCTACTTCAGACAGCGGTTCTTTCGAGACTGTAGTTTTCCCTATCGTGAGAAGAGTTTTCTCAAAATTATTAGCTAACGACATCGTGTCTGTACAAGCTATGAACTTACCTATCGGTAAGTTATTCTATTTCGTTCCAAGAATCCAAGGTTATTCTGGTGGTACTTGGAATGGTGAGACAGGACAAAGTGGTGACCACTACGCTCCTGTAGGTTCTCCAGGTAACTATCCTGGTGACCCAAATAAAGGTTACGGTACTGACGTTGACGCAGGTACTTACAACCCAGCTTACAACAAAGATTTGTATGACTTGTTCTACGAAGGTAACGAAGCTGCATTGAATCCTCCTGGATTGTTTGATTACTCAAAAGGTAAGTGGTCAGCTGTTACTGCTCCTACTGTTACAGTGGCATGGGAAGATGGAATTTTGATTCCTTCTGGTTACACTTCAGGTGATTACAGAAAGGTTATCATCAAGATGTCTGGTTTCCAAAATGCTGGTGCTGGTCAATTGATTGGACCTAATGGTAACACTATGGATACAGAAGAGTTCCTTTCAGGATTGTTGGTTTTGGGTGTTTCAGGTAACGCTACAACTTCAGCTAACACTAGAAACCCATACTTGTTCAGAGTTGTTACTCAGAGATATGGTAAGGGTATCGTTGAATACGGTTCAAATGTAACTACTACATGGCCAAATGGTTCAGGTGGTCAGTACTACAACGTTTGTGACGCTAACGGATTCATCTACTTGGAAGTTGATTTACAAGTTCCTGTTTGTATTGAGTGTGGTCAATCTACACCTGACGGTTACACAGGTTCTACTTTCGCTTCTACTTCAGGTGACTCAAATGCGTTCCAAGCTGTTTACAGAGTATACAAAAACTTGGAATTCGAAGACCAAATTGGTGAAGTTTCTTTCGACCTTGAGTCAGTAACTGTTTCTGTTACAGAAAGAAAACTTAGAGCACAATGGTCTCCTGAATTGGCACAAGACGTTGCAGCATTCCACAACATCGACGCTGAAGCTGAATTGACAGCTTTATTGTCTGAGCAAGTGGCTGCTGAAATCGACCGTGAAATCTTAAGAGATTTGAGAAAAGGTGCGGCTTGGGACCTTCGTTGGGACTACAACGGTTGGAAGAGATTAGCTTCTAGCGGTACAACTCCTTACACTCAGAAGGACTGGAACCAAACTTTGATTACTGCAATCAACCAATTGTCAGCTCAAATCCATAAATCAACTTTGAGAGGTGGTGCTAACTGGATTGTTGTATCTTCAGAAGTATCTGCTATCTTCGATGACTTAGAGTACTTCCACGTTTCTAACGCGGCTCCTGAACAGGACCAGTACAACATGGGTATCGAGAGAGTTGGTACATTGTCAGGAAGATACCAAGTGTATCGTGACCCATACTTCCCAGCTAACCAAGTGTTGATTGGACACAAAGGAACTAGCTTGTTGGATACAGGTTACATTTACGCTCCATATGTACCTCTTCAGTTGACTCCAACTATGTACAACCCATTCAACTTTACTCCTATCAAGGGTATCATGACACGTTACGCTAAGAAAATGGTTAACAACCGTTTCTACGGACGTATCACAGTTGATGGTGTTAGAACATTCAACTTGAATGAATTGAGATAATAATCTCAATTTTATAAGGAAGGGAGGGTGAATAACCCTCCCTTTTTACTTTAATGGATATTTATTGGAAAAGTAAATAATGTCCACAGCTTGTGTTTGTAGAAGAGTAGGTATAAAAAATTTGATGCCAATAAAAACGTTGGTTATCAACTATAGTAGATGTTCGGATGAATATGTT